CCTTCAGAGCTGACTTCATTTCTTCTCTGATGATCTTACGTAACGCGAGTTCGTCTATGTCCACGATTCACTCCTACTCTTCTAAGATAACAACGGTGTCGGTGTCGCTGTAGAACAGCATTCTTTGACCGTAGCAGGCGACGTTAAAATCCACACCGTTCTTATCCAGCTCTGTCCAAGACCTACATTCTATCCTAACGTGTCGAGCAAGTACTTCATTGTCGTTCTCAAAAACACGCCAGACATGCTCTAACGATCCGCGCCCCTGTTGCCCACGGGACTTGTTAAACCGGATCGTGTACTTGTTCACAGGAAGGAGGGTGTATTGATTATTGGCTCTACCATTTTCCCTGTTTTTTCTTGCACTTTGTCAAAAATCTGATTATGCCACTCTCTTTGGATTGGTTCTATTAAGCAGTCTGGCGGTACTAAATCCGAATCTATCGTTCGCAGTGCGTGAATACAAGCACAGACTGTCTCGTCTTCCAACGCGGTAATACGATGGTATTTATTCTTCTCTACAAAAATAAAACCCGGAGCCTTAAATATTTTTACTGCCACGGCATTGCCGTTAGAACCATCAAGAATTTCGTATTTAACGGAACCGGAGCTTACAAGTGTGCCATGATCGTATGTATGCGAATGTCCAACCTCGACATCCCCTGCGTTTTTAAAATGCATCATGCGAGAATAAACATTACTTACTGCAACGACTGCAACGTCAGGAGGGTTCATGCTCACTCCGGGGCTACAGGCCACTGAATATCATTAGGAAAGCCAGACTGTAACCGGATATCACGCAGTGCGCGGCGGTACTCGATCCACAGAGCCTTGTCCCCGGAGGTCATCGGCACATCAGAAAGCATAGTCCAATCCGATTCGCGCAGTAGCTGCTTCGCTCGTTCCCATTCCAATTCGGCGGGTGTAGACGCAGTGGGCAGTGCGGGAGCATCCCCCACAATAACCCAGCCAGTGTCGTTGTACGCGTCACCCAGCCAGCTCAAGTCGCCAATCTTGTCAATAAACCCAGCAAGACCAAAGATAGGTCCCCAGTTCTCAGGCAGTCGTTGCGGTTCGTTTAGTGCTTCGCCGCTAGAGAGTTTTTTCAGTTGCCACAGCTTGCTCATCTTGTATCTCCTTCGCCATCAAGGCAGGTTGAAGTCCGGGTTGTTGTTCGGGCGGAGGGGGGTTAGCTCCAACGGCCATGTGTGGAGCCATGTCGTTTACAAAAGGGGGGTGTCCGTTAAGATGGAGTTTTTCTTCTGGAGTAACTTTCCAGTTTCTCCAACTTGCAAAGTCATTTCTGGGTTGGAGGTGTATGTGGCACCCGATATTAGCAGACAATTGGTTAATCAGCTCTACCACCTCAACAGGTTGCATTGGCGTCCAAATAGCCCGTCCATCGTTTGTACGCATTATTAACTCTGTGGTGCCTCCGAAAGAAGTTCCCACTGTAAAAGAACGGGCGCGGTTAAAGTCCCCCTCTCTTGTTTGTGTAGAAAGTCTTTCATTGAAACTATCCATTGTTTTTTCAATGTTTGTCTTTTTCATTGAGGATTCCACGAAACAACAACTTGCCCACCCGGAGAGCCTACCGATACTGGGTAGCTACTCCCCGGAGATACTGGAAGTGAGTTAAAAGAAGTTGGGTTGCCGGGGTTGCCGGGGTTGCCGGGGTTGCCGGAGTTAGCGGAGTTGCCCGGATATCTTCTGCCGCCACCACCTCCAGACCCACCGCTGGCATTGCCGCCACAAATGCCTGCTCCACCCCCACCCCCGGCCCCCGTTACGCTTGCAGCTTCACCGTTTTTGTTAGCGGGATTGCCCCTACACGCGCCTCCGCGTCCACCGCCCGGAGTTCCTCCCGGAACACGTGAGCTTGAAGTAACGGGGCCGTTACACCCCGGATTGCATAGCCCTGCGCCGCCACCCCCTGCAGGATTTCCAGTGCCGGGCCCGTTGGGGTTGCCTGAGTTGCCCCCGGAACCACCTGTAGTGCCACAGGGGCCGCTGGTGCCTCCTGCGCCTCCTCCACCACGAAAATTTGTCGCAAAGCTGCCGTTCGGATTAAAACAGGTAACTGTGCTACCACCACCACCGCCGCCACCACCACCGCCCCCAGAGCTGGCGTTCCCTGCGTTCCCTGCGTTCCCGCCTGAACCTCCCGCCCCTCCGGGAAAGTTATTGGAAAATACACTAGAAGCTGTGCCAGTTGAACCCGGATTACCGGAGTTTCCGGGATTACCCGCTCCGGCAGGTGTTCCAGATGCGCCCGGATTGCCGCCAAATCCCAAGTTTCGGTTGCCGCCCGGTGTAGCTGGCCCTGCAGCCCCTCCTACGCCTACTCCTGCTGGGTCATTGTTTGAGCTTGGGAAAACACTGATGGGTTGAACACAGCAATAAAAAATAGTTTGGGTATAGTAACCCCCTGCCGCACCACCTCCACCACCGGGGGCGCAAGTTGCCGGACCTACATTACCAGAATTACCTGCGTTTCCGGAACTTCCAGCTGCCCCAACCCCCGTGACGTTGACAGTGCTAATTCCTACGGGAACGGTAAATGTGCCGGGGGAGTTAAAGGTTTGAGTTCCACCGGGAACAATGGATTTACCACCAAAACCAGTTACTTTAGGAGTTCCAGCAGGCATTATAATCTCCTCGTTTTATCGCTCATACCATAAGCAGGTCGTTTGTCTTTTATAAACTCAGTGTTAGGGCCGTTCTTGTCAACGTAGTGCAGCATAAATTGCACATTTAACTGGTTTGGCGTTAGTGGTTTGCGCCAGTGTTTTGCTTCGCAGCCTTTATAGACTACAGCATCGCCGGGGCTAAGAAAGTGTTCTTCAACCGGATTGTCCTTATACTGCATGTAGATTGGCGAAAGCTCGCCCTTTGTAGCGATATTTACCGTAACACTGACTTCGCAAGACGGCCTGTCAGTATGGGAAACAAGCTCCTCACCGGGCTGGTATACACGAGAATACGAGTAAGTTGGAAGAAGCTCTTTCCCCGTTACTTCTTCTACACCAGCTTTACACGCCAACATCAACGCTTCAATCAAAGGATCGGCGTAATAAAATAACTTAGATGCAGCTTGTACGCCTTCGTTACCCTCCACCCATTCACCTCGACGGATGCGGTTTTCAAGATATTGAGAAACGATACTCACGGTATGTAAATCAATAAACTCGTTAACACGGACACAACCGTTTTTTTCAAATACGTCAGCACTACTCATAGTAGAACCACCCTGTCACAATATACTTGCTTTGCTCGCCCAGTACCGTATTGCCACGATGCGCGTGAGTGAAGGCCGCAGGCCATACAATCATTGTATTCTCTTCGGGGCGGATACGGGTTCGCTGATACAAAAACTCAGTTTCACCGCCATCAGCTTCCCCCAAATCGTTCAAATACAGCATGTAGACCAGAACGCGTTCGGCACGATTACCATTTCCCTGCTCGCCATGCCAAATATGATACCCCCCGCCCGGTGAAGTGCGCTGCATTTTCATTGCGGTGCCGTGAATCTTGCCATCTTTGAGCACAGAAAATTCTTCTGCATACGTGTCGTAGCACTGCTGAAGGCCGTTGAAAAACATACGTTCCGCTGGCACGTCGTTAAAGGGCGCAGCAGTGTGGACACCAAAGTTTAGCCCAAGCTGCATGTCATCTTTAAGGTGTTTAAGCGAACCTTCCCCTTTTTGGCGGTTGTTGCCTGCGCCTGACTCAACCAACCTTTCAAATTCTTTTATCAGATGCTGACAATACCCTTCAGGGTAAACACCTTTGTAAATGCCAATAAAATCTTTATGTTCTATGTTCATTTAAATGCCGGCCCCGATATCCATGTTACTAATGATTGACGGCTGCCGCTGGTCACAGGGGTAACTTGGTGCAGCACATAAGAGGGGAAGGCCGCTATCAGCCCCCGCTGCTTACGCACGTTGACAGGCTCTCCACTGGTCAGTATCTGCAAGTTGCCACCTTCGTATTGGCTTGGGTCTGTCAGTTGCAACACCATGCTTAATTTTCTACTGGGACTTAACTTCCCACCGTAGTCTAGGTGCCAGCCGTACATACCCTTTTCCGACTGATTATAATTGGTCAACTGCAGCGGTTCAGTAAAACCCGTTAGATCAAACCGATAATACTGCGCGTTTAAGGACGATGCCACGTGAGACAGTTTTTCAAACACCCATGCTGTGTCCGGCGTTTTGTTCAGCCATGACACCTGAGAACGGCGTATTTTAGCTAAGTCTTCCCCTGTGGGGTTACCGCCAACTTGCGCTTGGTTTTCTGCCTTAATAGCCTGTTCTTGAAGCCAGTTAAGTTCTTGTTCGTTAAAAGCCCCCTCCCACCAAACAAAAGGTTCTACAGGCATCGAATAGGGTGTTAACACGTGCTGCATGGTTTGTCCTTGTGCGTGATGATGAAATGTATGCACTTCATAGGGGCTTCAGAGTTGCCGCCAACCAGTTGATGGTTTACCCATGAGTTGCTAAACAAAACAGTCCCCGGCACTATATTATTAAAATGAATTGAGTTAGTTGCGGCGTTTACATCACCACCTTGCTCAAAATCCAGCTCCACCATCGCCTTGTTCATGCGCGTGTCGTGGTAAACAGGATACGCTGCGCCTTCAACAGCATCTAAAAAGAACCAACCACAAATCTGGCTATTCTTATGTACGTGCACATTAGTGCCGCCCCCGCGTTAAACCTCTTGCGCCAACAACCCATACACGGAAAAGTCGTACTTCTCCACTGCGTAACCTTGGCTTCGCAGTATCTCGGTTGCCGACACCAGCAGGTAGTCAGACAACTCTCGAGCTTCCATGTATCGACCCAAATGCCCCGATTGACACACGGGGTAGTCAGGACTTCGCACCTCATCAAGACGCGCATTACATAATGGCAAAACCTGATCTATAAAATCAGGTCTCTCGTCTCGATAGACAAACGTGGGGAAGTAAGCAAAGCCTTGCATCAGCCGTTCACGTAAGCAGTAAGTGTATCCGCAAAAGCTGTTATTTCCTGCGCGGTTATCTGACGAGATTCTACCGGGAGGTTTCGCTTATTTTCTAACAGCGTGTTGTTAGCAATATGCAGTGCTTGCAGTCTGCGTTGCTTATTAGCCTCTACAGCACTAGCGTTATTTTGAGCAACTGAAATCGCTGCTTGGATATCAACCTGAGCTTGCTGTTCTGGGGTAAGAGCCATTTTCAAATCTCCTTAAAATTAAGCTTTAACATCTTTCATGGCGATATTGCCGTAGTACGTGGTCCCGCCATCTGGGGTAAAAAACACCCATATGTCTATGGCATTT